CACCACCTCATCCAAATTATTTGGATCGCAAAAAAGAGTTTCTCCGTGCCACCCATCTTGCCACTCCAAATTAACGTAATATAATAAAACAGATTGATTTTGATGTGAATGAAGATAATGTACATCATCTGTCATTACCAAATTCATAATAATCTTTTGTGGTTCTACTTTTGGGAACCAAGAAGTCTTCTCAATACACTGATTAAAATAAGGCATGAGGCGACTTTCATTCAATTCTCCTGCTACCCAAGTACTGTGTATATTTTCAATATACTTTTCATTTTCGATAGCCATCTTATCTGCCCACCCCAAAATAAACTTTGAGCCAGCAGAATATTCAAATGCATGATGCATATCATGCCATGGTACTATATTATCAAAAACAGAAATTCTATTCATATACCCAATAATTTACGTTGTCTTTCAAAGTATCCTTTGAGAATCCATGAACTACTATTCATCTTATCATCTCCACCAATACCATATTGAAATTGTACTCTTGGGTCTTCTCCATATTTAATAGTTTCAGGAGTATTATCTTTACCCCTATCACCACCATTACAAAAAATAACTTTTTCAGAAATTTCTAAACACTTTGCAATAGCACCACAAGCAGAACCTTCATCATCATCTGGAACAGTAATAACTGCATCAACCATATTTAAATGTCTGATAATCTCAGCACGTTCAACCCAAGATTGAAAGTATTGTCCTTTCTTCTTAGTCAACCATTCCTCAGTATTAATTCCAACTACAAGATAATCAGAAAAATCTTTTGCTCTGGTAAAGTATGATATATGCCCACTGTGAATTGGATCAAATCCACCAGTAACTAAGCTCAATTTTTTAAAAAACATTATGCAATCATTCCATGCTTTTCACGAAGAATTTTCTTATAAGGTCCATCTGGATTTTCATCCATAACTCTCTTAACTAATTTCATCTTCTGATAGAGTTCATCTCTAAACTCTCTCTTCTTGAAATCCCAATGCTCACTACAAAGAGCATCAACAATCTCATCAAACTCTTCTTTATTAATAGGTAAATCCATTAGATGTCACATTCTCCACGGTTAGTATCACTGTTAATATCATTTTCCTCCTTCAGATTTTTTAATAAATGATATAATCTAGCATCACCACCTAAAGCAAGTGCTTTGATAATAGTATCTAAATCTTGGTTGCTGATGGGTAAGTACATTTAAACAAAAAAGGATTCTAAGGTTACAGTTTTTTCGACATTCCAACCTATCGCATTGAGAATCGCTTTAAGTGGTTCCACAAAACTTTTCTCAAATTGTAAGTCATAATCTACGTATTTGTCAAGACCAATCTCATGTGGGAAATCCTGAATAAAGGATATCACATTCTCCTGGATAATATTTGGTTTTTTTAAATAGAGAAACTTGACTTTTTCCCCATTACCAATTGGTGAGTACTTATTAATCAACTTATGTTTTTTAACATAATAGTTGAATAGCAATGCACCCCGTATATGTATAGGAGTTCCTTTTGCATAAATGCTTGAAGATGAATGATACTTACGAACATCTGATGCTGTACGTGGAAATGCAATATCTTCTGGTGGAAGTGTTTTAAATTCCTGACGACACTTATCAATATAATCAATCACCTCATCTTCAGTCGCAGTCATCATTAATTTAAGTGCGTCCTTAATCATAGTCCTACAAGGAGCAGGAGTTGAAGATTTAACTGCCTCAATACCCATCATCTTTAACTTGGGTTCATCATATCTAACTCCTTCACTATCCCATACATTTAAAATATATCTTTTCTTGGCAGTCCATATACCTCTATCGGCAATGTTCTCCCGTTTCATAATCATCTTTTGATCATATGCCTTTACGTAGGATGCCAGTTCTTCATAAGAATTCTCAATATAAGGCTCGAATTCCATTTCACACACCTTATTAAGGAACGTGACAACGCCCTCATTAGTTTTCTCTCTTCCCTTGTATACACGTTCGACCAGAGGACCCAAATTAAGATAAATGGAATCGGTATCAGAAGCAATAACATAATCTTCACCTTCAGTTTTTAAAATTTTATTAAGATGAGCATTCATCTTATTCTCTATCCATCGAATAGATACCTGCCCAGACAAAGTAATTGCCTCTGCGTTTGCTAACTTATAATAGCGGAAATACTGATTGCCAATAGCACCATAAGCAGAATTAAGTTGAATCTTCCGTGCCATTTGCATATTATTATGCTTGGAAATATCTTTAATTGCTTGCTCTCTCATCTTCTGAAGCTGAGCATCAGATATTCCTTTTAACCCACTCTTACCGGAAGCAATTACCTTTTCTTCTTTCTCTTCTTTATTCCCTCCTATAAGATATCCCATTATAATAAACCCCTCTGTTTCATCTCTTCTTCAATATCCACAAGTGCTTGTTTAGCTTGAAGCATCTTCTTCTTATATACTGTCCTATCCCCATAAATCTTCTCCATTAACTCTGGGAGAAAACCACGTACATCCTTTCTATATTGTGCACCATTAGCACATACAGCAAACTCACCATCAATCTCAGCTTCTTGATTTAAAAGCCTCTCAACGCTCGCGCTGGGATGTCTAGTCTCCCTGAGGGTCTCTGGACTGATATTATACTGCATGATAAGGTGAGGATACAGGCTATTGAGATCAAAACTAACAACCCAATCATACTTTCCTGGAATCGGTTCTTTGACATATGCACCTGCGTACTTCTCCGACTTATCTGAAATTTCTTTTGGTGGAATAACAATGTTCTTCTTCTTTAAGTAATTATAAATTATGGTGTCCCACATACGAACTTGTGAGAACACATCAGCATAATTTGCCTTTGCATCATATGCCATAACAATGGCAAGTTCGATGAGTTTCATCTTGTCTTCCAGACGGTCAACAAGTTCCACGTCAATTATATTATACTCTACGAATTTTTGCCAACCTTTTGTGTAGAAATCCTTAAACGTATCAAACTCAGAGTGGTCTAATTTCTTTTGTCCTAGTTCCACACTAGCAATATAATCCAACCTATAAGACTCTTGTGCCTTATAAGTAAACTTCTTATAAAGATTAAGATAATCTAACTGAGTAACACCACCAACATCATAAGAAATATTCCTACGTCCCATAATATAAATCTCCTTCTCTGTCACCAATCCCCATGGTGACATTCTCCTCATCAATTTCTCACCCAGAATCCTATCAAGACGACGACAAAGATATGGCATATCATATAATTCACTATTCCACCCAGTAACAACTTCTGGTGTGTTCTCCTCAATCATCCACCAATTAATAAAATCACTTAGAAGCTCATACTCAGTTCTAAACCCCTTATAGATTACATTTTCCTGCTTATTATTAAATGGTCCTAAACCCCAAGTTCTAATCTGCTTTGTATTATAATCCTGTAAAGTAATAAGAAGTATCTCCTCTGCAGCAGATTCTACATCAGGAAATCCATTCTCAGACTTAACCTCAATATCAATTGTAGTTATTTTAATCTTAGTGGTATCAAATTTAATCTCTTCCTCTGGATACTTCTCCGAAATATACTGAGCAATGAACCTTTCATTACCAAAAATCTTAAAGTTCTCTACACCATCATATCTTTTAATAAACTCACGACAATCCCTAACAGAACCAGGTTCAACTGATTCCACATATTCACCTTCTAATGTTTTATATTTTGTCTTCTTATTAGAAGAAACAAAAAGAGTTGGATAAAACTTTTCACGGGTTGCAAAATGTTTTCCATTTTCATAACCACGAACCAAGAAGTTGTCTCCAACCATTTGAACGTTGGTATAAAATCTCATTAATCAATTCCTAGAATAGAACGAACCATATGTGACATATCCTGTTCAGCACCAATAGGTACTTGATCGCCAGGTATATCTATAGCACGATTATCTCCATGACATCCAGTATCACCTTCTCTATATTCAGATCCTACGCGAATCCCCTCAGCGATTAATAATTCTTTTGCTCTCTCTTTCATTTCTACAGTCTCAAAACAGAGATGCTCATGATAGTTAGAACCACCATGATCAATACGATATGAGCTATGGGTTATATCACCACTCAAATGTTCGGTTATAACAATCGGTGGTAATTCAGCAATCAAAAAAGGAATCATTGTTTTGTAAGATCTTGATATTTTTCAAGTAGGGTAGGAGTTGGTTCTACCAATGTAAGTATCTTATCAGAACTCATCATCAATACAGTATCCTTTGTGACACTTATTAAATATTGCTCAAGTGTCCCATCATCTTTAACCACAAAAGGACTTGTCAATTGACAATCTGGTTCACCAAGTTCTGAAGAAACTTCTTCAATAGTACTAATCAGAATTTGTTTATTTGTAAGAACTATACACTTAATCATCTTCTTCACCTACTCTTTCAAGATACATTTCTTTAACTGATGATAGCGGTTCCACCAGTGTAACTATCCAATCAGAAGGAAGTGGAACTTGTGTGTCCGATGTTAAAATAATCCAAGGAGATAATGTAATCTGCACTTCTCCTTCTGGAAGTTGTTTTTCTTCTGAAAGTAAAATTGGTTTTCTATATTCTACTCTATGTGGATTGTTGAACAAATATCCACAGACTTTATCTTCAACAATAAGTTCTTTAGCATCAGATATTACAGTTTCACCTGATTTTAGAATAGCAAGTTTTATCGACATAATAAACTATTTCGTTCCTACATTATAACAAAAAAGGGGTGGATTGTCCACCCCCGATATTTAGAGATACTCTTTTCGAGCATGATGTTCTGGAACTATCTTATTCAACTCCACGGTGAGGAGTCCATCTTCAAACTTGACGGATCCAACCTTTGTATCGTCGGAGACCGTCCAGACCCGCTCAAAGGAACGTTGGGCCAGTCCTTTATGGACAAATTCTCCAACATCTTCTGATTCTTCTTTTTTGCCCTCGACATATAGTTTTCCAAACTCTGTATAGACTTTGATTTCATCTTTCTTAAATCCCGCAAGGGCGATTTCGAGTTTCGACTCATGATTGTTTAATTGTATTAAATTGTATGGTGGATAATTTGATTGTGGGAAATCTGAATTAAAAAACCTGTCTAGGTAGTCATCCATCCCTATGCCATTTTGTCTTATCACCTTCATCAATTCTGGAAGGTTGGCACTATGATACGTTGCTAGGTTAGTCATTTTTAGCTCCTTGTTAAGCGAGTTTGT